CGACGTTCACCAAAGCCATCGAGCCGCACCTACGTCAGGCCGGCCTCACCGGGCACAGCCCGTTCGAGATCCCCGGAGTGCCCGACCACGCGCAGACCAGGAACCCGAAGGCCAGCGATGCCCGGTACAGCGCACGCAAGCGCCGCATGCGGTACCGCGTGCTGAAGACGCCGACCGGCAACCGCGTCGTCCCCGAACAGCCCGCACCAGCTCGTGCCGTCAACACCATCGGAAGGCGACGATGACCACCACCGACCCCCTCGTGCTGATCGTCTGGACAGCGCTCATCGGCCTCGCAGCGTTCCGGCTCTGGCGTCTCGCCGCCATCGACAGCATCACAGAGCCCATCCACGGGCGCCTACGCGCGTCGACGCACCCCGCAGCCCAGTGGTTCGACACGCTCGTCTCGTGCCCCTGGTGCCTGGGGTTCTGGCTCGCCGCCGCGCTCACCTGGGGCGTCTGGTGGCTCGCGCACCCGTACACCGCCGTCGAGGCAGCCGTCATGATGTGGGCAGCAAGCGCCGTCACCGGATGGCTAGGAAGCGACGGTTAGGGGCACGACCGTAGACGACAAATGGGGTGAATCCGATGACCGATAGCGACAGCCTGCCAGAGCAGCCCGACCCGGCAGACCACCAGTGCAAGCACATCACCGACGGGGGACAGCACGCACGCGCCCAGTGCGAGAACGTCGCCACCGTGGGCGACTACTGCGGCCGGCACGTCGAGCACCCGCAACGCCACATCGAGCGCACCACCGTCAGCCTGTTCGACTACGTGCAAGACGCCATGCGCGCACTGGGCACCATCGTGAGCGACGAGAGCGAAAAAGCCGCCGACCGCGTCCGCGCGGCCAACAGCATCCTCGACCGCACCGGCCACGTCCCCGGGCAGGCAATCACCCTGCAAGGCGCCAACGCACAGCTCGACGAAAAGCTGAACGCGATCCTGGCGGAGCGGGCCACGGAGCGCGACGGCGACGACGACGATGACGACACTGACGCCGGCACCCCCAGGGACTGACGTTCTGTGCGGCCTCACAGACGACGAGGTCCGCCGGCTCTACGCCGACTCCGTGCCCATGGAACGCGTCGCGCTCGTCAAGCGCCTGGAAGCGTGCCGGCAAGCGGCCATGAGTCTCGGAGATCTCGCACAAGACGTCGTCGGCCCCACCTACATCGCCAGACCGCACACCGATGCCCTGATGGCCGCGCTGGGCAAGGCCGTCGAGCGAGCTGACCAGGGGCTCGACACCAACCTGATCATCAGCATGCCCCCGGGCTCCGGGAAGTCGCAGATCGCGTCCGTCATCTTCCCGCTGTGGCTCACCCTGAACCGGCCGACCTGGGAAATCGGCCTCATCAGCGCGGAAGCGTCCCTGGCGGAGAAATTCAGCCTCGACGTGAAGATGCAGTACGACCAGCGCGGGTCGACGAAGAGCGTAGGCGGCGTCAAGGCGTGGACCGTCGGGGGAGCCGGCGGCATCCTCGCGCGTGGCCTCGCTGGTGGTCTGTCCGGGCGCCGGCTACGCGTCGCGATCATCGACGACCCCATCAAGCACATGTCGGACGCGTACAGCAAGACGATGCGCGAAAAGGTCTGGTCGATGTGGCGGTCGGTGGTCAAGCCCCGCATGCGGCAGAACGGCAGCATCGTGCTGTCGATCGCCACCCGGTGGCACGAGGACGACCTGTCCGGCCGTCTCCTGAAAGACCGCGAAGACGACTGGCGCACCATCGTCTTCCCCGCCATCGCGGAACCCGGTGACGCACTGGGCCGCGACGTCGGGGAACCGATGCTGTCCGTGCAGACGCACGAGACCAGGGAAGAGGCCCTGGCCCGGTGGGCGAAGACGAAACGCAGCGTCGGCACAGCGGTGTTCAACGCGCTCTACCAGCAACACCCCGGCGACGTCGACGGCACCGTGTTCAAGCTCGCGTGGTGGCAGTACCACTCGCCCGCGGATCTCCCAGAGGCAGACCAGATCATCACGAGCTGGGACCTGACGTTCGGCACCGGCGGCGAAGAGTCGGGGGACTGGTGCGTCGGCACCGCGTGGCAGCGCACCGGCAACCGGTACTTCCTACTCGACATGATCCGCTTCCGTGGCCCGTTCACCGTGCAGCTCGAACGGATGACGTCGTTCATCGGCCGCTTCCCGAACGCGACGGCGCACCTGGTCGAGGAAGCGGCGAACGGCGCCGCTGCGATCTCGACGCTGCGGCGCACCCTCGACGGCATCGTTGCCGTGCCGGTGCGGGCCGCGAACGGATCCAAGGTGGTCCGCGCGCAGTCGGTCGCGCCGCTCGTCGAGGCCCACCAGGTGAGCCTGCCGGAAGGGCTGGGCTTCGTCGACGACTTCGTCACGGAACTCTCGTCGTTCCCCACGGGCGAGCACGACGACATCGTTGACTCGACGTCGCAGGCCCTGACCCGGATGCGGGAATCCGACGTCGGCCCCATCGAGGTATGGACGGAGCGCCCACGGCTGGGCGGCTGGTAGTCCGGTGTAGATTCTGGCAGTAGCGGGGTAAACTATCGGATGTGGACAAAAAGGTGTGCAAGAGGTGCGAGCAGCCCCGGCCGGTGACGGACTTCTACAAGGACAAATCCCGCAAGGATGGCCTGGGGTTCTACTGCAAGCCCTGCGTGAAGGCGCAGCAGGGCGACTACGGCAAGCGGAACCGCGCCAAGATCAGCGAGCGCGTGCGGAAGTGGAAGGAAGAGCACCCGGAGAAGGGCGCCGAGTATTCCAGCCGCCACTACTACAAGCACCACGAAAAGGCTCTGGCCTCCCGAAAGGTCCAGAACGAACGATGGCGCACCGAAAACCGGGATGAGATCCTGGCGCGCCGTCGGGCTAAGTACCGCGAGAACCTGGATTACTCACGGGCGAAGAAGCGGGAGTACCAGCGCAAGCGTTGGCACGCCATCGGCCAACACGTGACGCCGGAGATGGAAGCGGAAGTGCTGGCGAAGACCGCGGGCATCTGCAACTACTGCGACACGGAGTGGGAACACCTGGATCACTTCTACCCGGTCGCTCGTGGCGGCAGGCACCACGTCGACAACCTCGTTCCTGCCTGCCAGTCATGCAATAGCAGCAAGTGGGCAGAGGACCCGCACAAGTGGATGGCATCCAAGGGCGTTACGCCCAAGGTCATGCCGACCGGCTAGTCTTCGGGGTTCGGTCGCCCGAACAGCTCGATATGAAGCGATTGGCAGTAGCCCCAAACGTCGAACGTGGCCGCGTCCGCGCCGGCCTCCCGCGTCACGAGCCGGTGGCACCTGGTCAGGTCACCGTCGGTGCCCCAGCGGATGCGAGCGCCGCCGGCGCCCGTCTTCCAGTAGTTCTTCAGGCGCTCCGTCGACATCTGCGCGGTGATCGGGCTGTCGCTGGCGGTGGGTTCGCTCATGGATCGATCGTAGGCAGGCGCCCGCTGGTAGCGTCGCCGTCGAGATGCCGCGCGGACGGCTATGGCTGGCCACCCCGGGCCGTCTCCAACGGGGAACGCGAGAGCCCCCACCGCCTGCCCGGTGGGGGCTCTCGTCATATATGCCGACGGGGGAGTCACCCCCCGCGGATCTGCTGCCGCATGGCCGCGACGCGGGCGCGATCCTGGAAGATCAGCCCATCGGCCTCATTCCGCGCCCACGGCTGACCGTTCAACCACCACCGGACGCCGTCGCCCAGCTCGACCAGGTCGCCGTCTCGTGATGCCAGGCCGCCGTGCGCCAGCTCTTCGGCACGCTCGCGCTCTGCGGCGGTCATCGGGGCACCGTGACGGCGTCGCGCTGCCGGGCGGCCGCCCAGCCGGCGAGGAACGCCGCGTGCTCGTGCTCGCGCACTTCCTTGCTCGCGTGCACGCCGCGCTGCGTGCGGAAGTTCTGCCAGGCGTAGGCGGCGCGGATCTCGTCTTCCGTCGGCACCTCGAACCGGATGCCGCCACGGTTCGCCTGGAAGAACGGCAGGCCGGTCAGGTTCTCGATGACGAGCGACAGGTCATGGTGCGCGTGCTCGTCGAGCCACGCCGACCATGCGTCCGCGTCGACCAGCTCGACGCCGTGCGCGTGGGAATGCAGGTCCGGGCCGCCGTCGTCGTCGGTGTTGCACCAGACGGTGAATCGCTTTGTCACGTCGTTTCCGTTCTGCCGTTAATTGCCGTTATGTCAGGATGGCGCGCCCACTCCCCGCACCAGCGCGAAGTACAGCAGCGCCACCAGGATGCGCGCGAGGTAGATGGTGGCCAGGATGCAGGCCCCGAACCAGATCACGTTCCAGAGCCACCAGAGCAGCACCGCGACCGGGCCGTTGCCCGCTGGCGAGAGCTTGCGTCGGCGCTTCACTGCGCCGCGACCCACACCAGCTCTTTCGCGTCAGTGGTCGCGACCCGCGTGAACCACACGAGTTCCGTGGCCGCCGTGCGGACGCCGTCGAACACGTCGGCGCCGTAGCCGGCCGTCACGGCGGCGATGAACGCGCACGAGGCTGCGACGAGCAGCCAGTTGCCGATCTTGCGGTGGTGGTCCATCGGGGTGCCTTCCCTGGGGTTCGTGTCGCGTGTCAGTGGTCCACGGTACGGTTCGCCCCCGATAGTGTGCAAGGGGGGTTGATTCGCGCCCGTAAGGTTTTGCGTCCCCCCTGGTGGATATGCGACCATA